TCGCCACGATGTCTGTATCGCCTGCGTAAAACAAAAGCTCTTCTATACTTTTTCTGGACGTCAAAACCACCTGGAGAGATTTATGGCCAAGATTCTGGTCAAGTAAAATCTATTACGAAGCTTAAATCGAAAATTTTGTATCTGGAAGAAGTCACAGCACAGGATGGATAGTCAGAGCAGTTGATATAAAAAAGCAGAGGTTTTTAGCCTCTGCTTTCAATCGAAATGTCAACGCTGTTTTAAACGGTTACTGCACCTCTACCAGTTTCAAACCCGTTGACCACTCACCATCAGGCCAGTTGATCGAATGATCGATTCTGATTGCACGGTAGACACCATCTTTCAAATCCCCGTCAGAGCCATCAGGCATAACCGCGTTTAGTCCATCCAGCTTAACGAAGTCATGCATCTTCACATTACCGTTAAGCTGAGACTTCATCATGATTCCGTGGCGGGTATTTGTACGAATACCATTCTTGGTAGTCACTGACTCGTCTTCAGGTGTTTCTTTAACCTTTGCTTTACCACGATTTGAACTGGTTTTCTTAGCAATCAGCTTTACAGATTTCTGCTCAAAGTAAGCGTCAAGTTCCATGATCTGCGCTGGCGTGTATAGCCAGGCGTCAGCACTGGTATCACTTCCCTTAGCGGGTTGGTCATTAGAACGAAGAATACTGATCGTACCGTTGTGAATGCTGTACTGAAGACCACATTCCTTACAGATACGGGTCAGAGCATGGTCAAGCTGACCAAACACAGATTTACCGGATGAATAGGCTGTATCACCGAGGCTATCCAGTTCCATACGGCTGATAGGGAAACCAAGACGTTTAACGAGATCTTTCACAACCGTTGCTTTGGTAGTACCTGGTTTGTATGCGACTGACACTTTAGTCATGTTGCGGATCTTCTGGTCAGAACTACAGTTGACCACTGTCACCACATCATTTGAGCCGGGATCTTTACGTGTGTAAGCGTGCACAATACCGCCGATGAAAATGATCGGTAGGCTGTCATACTCAGTGATAATGTTACCTTCTGAGTCACGTTGCCATGACGTATCGTAACCAGCTTTCAACATGAGCGTTGCATTTTCCTGCATCAAAGCCTGACGAGTTGTCTTGTTCAAGTTGTAGAAGCGAAACTCAACATCATCGCTGCTGGTTGTAGTTGGACTGTTATCAACGGATACTCGCCCTTCCATCCTGATATTATCGAAGATCACAGCATCCATCTGAGACGAGTTGTGTTGTCCGGGGGTGTTGCTGAACGTTGCGCTTTCAGTCCCAATTGTGACCTGATAAACACGAATAGGTACGCCCTGTGCCATTATCTGTTACCTCGCGCAACATAGTTAAAGTTATCTTCAGTCTGTAGTAAGAGCGTGTACTCATTTTCTGTCAGATAGACCAGAGAGAACTGCTTACCTACACCAAGCGTGTCATACGTTGGATAGACATCTGTACCGTAGTTACGCTGGACAGTAATAGCACCTTGTACGCCAGGAATATCCCAAAGACCTGTGATGACCTGACCATCTACAAGTTTCTTTTCGGTCAGGATGTCTACACCAGTGTTATCTTTCAGGGTCATGTACCAGCGTTCTGTTCGCTCTTTGTACTTCAGTTCGATACGGAAAAGTGAACCGTCAAGCGTCACAGTTTGTGTGCTCCATGCAGAGGAAGGCACGTTGATTTCATAGCTCATTAATGTGCCCCTTCCTTCATGTTTTGATTAACGCCCTGTGAGTTAAGGTTGTTACGTACATCTGACATGACGTCTTCTGATGGACTGAACGTGTAAATGTACTGACCATGAGCAGCGCCCTTTTGAGCAGACTGCTGACAGGAATTTCTTGCTGATAATGCGTTCTGGTGTTTATCGAGCCAGTCAGCAGATTGCCCAAGCAGCGCCTTACAGTTTAAAGTTGACTGCGTCTCTGTCGTGGAGGCTTTACCTGCACTCTTCAGACCTTCAACAGCTTTTGTTTTCGTCTTAGCACCTGCCTTACTCCCGTTTACGTTCTCAGCAGGAACACCGTTGACAGTGGTCTTTGTCGCTTCTTTTACAATGTCAATTTGCACAAAGCTCATCTGCAAGTTCAGTCCGTTAGAAATCGACTTATCTTTTTTGGCTGAGAAGTTTGCAATAACACAGTTTTCCAGTGAGATTCCGTCCTGACACATCACGTGCACGAGGCGTTTTTGATCTCTCCAGAGTTCAACCGTTGTGACGAAATCTTCAACAGAGCCTGTTTCTTGCGTAATGAAGAAAGCACCACCGTATTGAGTAACTACAACACCAGAAATATCGATCCGCTTAGGTTGACGGCTGAAGTTATCCGCAACGTTAGCGCCGGACATAACTGGTGAAGTTGTCACACTGATATCTGTGTTGTAGTTCATCTCAGTTGTAGATGTCATATTCAGGAAGACTGACATGTCATCCATTGGGCTGAAAAGAATCCCGTCTTTATTCGAAAAGTTTAAGGGCTGCACCTGGTAGCCCGATAGAGTAGCCATTTACAAGCCCTTATTAGTATTGTTGAGGAATATCAAACGAATAGTTAGCTGTGTCATTCTGCCAGGGGTTATTCATCGAACCAGCATCAAGGGACAGACTGAACCCGTTACCCTGATTGAGTACGCCTTGTGACATGACCTTCCCGTTACTGTCCTGAATGGTCAGCTTGATGTTTCCATCAATCTTATTCGGGGAGAAACCTGGAAGTGTTGAAGGCATGATAGGTACTGTTGGCGTGATACCTGATGGAGAAGTTGCACCTGTCCAGTTGCCATTCATAATTGGAGCATCAGCAATACCTGACTTAAACCATCCCCACATCTGAGATGGATTGTAGCCAAGGAGTTTCTCATACCAGGTAGCATCAGGTGATGCTGCTCTTTCACTAAACCCTCTGGTATCGTCGAAGCCCATCTTTTCACGCAGGGTGTTAGCAGTACCGATCAGCTTGTCAGCGTTAGCAGCTAATTCGATCATTGCGAGGAACGGTAAGAGAGAGCCTGTGAAGAATGCTGACAAGCGACTTAAAGCACTTGTAGCAGCAACTGTAGCAGTCTCAGTAGAAGCAACTGTAGCGGCTGTACCTGAGAACAGGCTAAGGAATTTCCTACCTACTACGCTTACGGTTTTATATGCAGCGTATGCTGTCAGTGCCTGAGTAGCTGTGTCACCAACGTCACCTATTGCACCCTGTACGCCCTTTGGCAGTTTCTTGAAGAGATTGTCAGTAGACTGTTTGAACTCGTTAAAATAACCAGCACCACGAATAGCCATCACGCCAATGTTATCAACCATTGTTGCGAGGTTTTCGAAGATATAACCAGCACCATGACCGAGTTGTTCAAGGCTGCTGTTACTATCGTTAAAGAAGCCTGTCAAGGACTGTAGGAGTGATTTGAACCCGTCGCTATAGCCATCGAAGAACCTAACTTGTCCATCCTGTACCGCTGTCTGGTATCTACCAATATTGGCCTGCATGGAGTTCATCGCTGCTGCTGTGACCTTAGCGTCATTGGCGAGCGTTTCCATTGCGTGAATCATTAGTTTGGCAAATTCAGCACCAGATATAGATTTAGCGTATTTCTTCAGTTCGCCAACGTTTTTTGTCTTGGTGAGTTCTAATAATGGACGGACGATAGCAGGAACACTGTTACTGACCTGAAGCCAATCTTGACCCATAAGTGAGCTGGAACTCGCGATCTGAGGCAAAACATAGTTTAGTCGAGCAATTGCTTCATTATTTGCCCCTGTCTGATGCCCAAAGATTGACTCCGTCTGCATAAGGCGCGGGATGTCTTCATCTTTGAATAAACTGGTTGGCAGTGTCTGACGTAAAATGGCTGCTTGCTGCTGAGCCTGTGTCTTGTTGACACCGAATTTCTGTGCGTACTCGTTAACCTGTTGCGTGATAGCAGGTGCGTTATCCTGGTAAGCAGCACCGAGCATGATCCCTGCTTGAGTACGCTCATTACCCTCAACAAGGGACTGTTTGAAATACTCAAGAGCAGCCTGTACAGAAAGGATACCCACAGCGAGTGCAGAGAACTTACCGATTAGCCCTTCTGTTTCACCTGTAAGACGAACTGTTGAAGAAGCTGATGAGCGCTGACTGTTCAGGAACATACGTTGTGCTTGAGTAGCCTCTCTGATTTCGCGTCTGAATGCTGTAGTGTCACCAGAAGAACGGTTACGAAGATAAGCGTCACGGATCTGTGTTCTGAACTGTGATACCTGTTCTGTATGCCCTCCACGCTGTAGACGTTCCATAGTGGAGCCGAAGAATTGAGCATGTACGTTATCAGCCATACGAGCGATACGGTTACGATACTGACGGTTTAAACGTTCTTCAGATGTCAGGCGAGGTACAGAGTTACCACCACCAGCGCCACCGATGCGAGCACCACCATTAGCACCCATACGACGATTAGCACGGTCAATTGCTGTGGTTACACGTTCAGCAGAGCGTTCAGCATTCTGCACCCACTGGCGGAAGTTACCGTTGTTACCACGCACGTTAAACGCCTGGGTAAGACTACGGTTCATCTGCTTTGCAGCGGTCTCTGTAGCTTTGACAATTCTATTCAGGTCTTTCTGTACGAAGGCAGCGCCTTTGTTACGCAGATTAAACGCTCCAGCAAGACGCTTTTCCATACGCTGAGCAGCTTCATTGACACGCTTTTCCACGCTCTGAAGCTGTTGTAAAAATTTGGGAGAGTTCAGTAGTAAATCAATGCTGAACGACTCAATAACTTGTTTATCACCAGCCATTGTGATGATCCTTGTAGGGTAATTTGCTTCGAGCGGGGACTATTTTGAGTTCTGAATTTGCTCAATTTTGAGGTGTTCAGAGTGCTTCTGAAGAGTGATGAGAGATGCTTTGAAATTCAGGTAGTTAAACAGTTTGACGAGGTCAGGGAAGGTCATGTCATAGAGCGCTGGGAGCGATTCGCGACAATCTTTATTGCTGTAGATGTTCAGAATGAAAATATCTACTTGGTCGATCCTGTCCTTCATCTTGTCGAACGACTGAAGCGCAGGTTTGAATACTTCAGGATCTGTAGCGTTCTTCCCCCAATTCAGCTTTAAGCTGGGGTCTTCATACCCAACATCTGAGATTCGAAAAAACTTCCGAAGTTTGCCTCCAGTGCAAACGCCAGCATGTCAACGAACATTCCGTAGTTACCAGCAAAAAACTTATCAGCATTCAGAGGGAAATCTTCATAGTTCGACTGCGCAGACTGGACAACTGCACCTTCAAATACAACAGAGGCAACTTCAAAGAAGTCAATCTTGTCACTAACAGCCATGAGAGCAGATGCAAGAGAAAACTGCTGATCAGATTGGAAAAGACCACCTGCAACAACCATCAACTTAGAAGCAAGGGCGATTCCTTTTTTACCTGGGACAAGCTGAATTTTAAGAGTCACGGTATCGCCTGATTTGTCTTTAAATTCTTTTGAAACTGAGTTGTTAAACATTACTTTGTACCTGTGTTGATAGAAGCGACTCTTGAGAATTGTGGGCTAACAGGGGCAACATTCTTTACCTGTGCATATGCTTGCTGTGCCTTGGACTCTGCATCCTTTTCACTAATCTCAGCATTTACTTTGTTCAGTTCTTTTGCTGCTGTGATCTTAGCGGTAACGGTTGGTGCATCTGTGATCCCGAGTTTCTCAAGAATCTTGATATCACTGGTTACTACTGCACGGAGAAACTGACGGGTCAGATCGAGGTCATTGAGCTGACGTAGCTGGGAAAGAGTACCTTTGAATTTAGAACTTGAGCCTTTAGGACGGCCTTTAACATTTCCAGACTGACCAGGTTTAAATTGATGTTTTTTGAGATTTTCGTGAACCATTATATGGAGCCTTATAGCTGGACAGAACATCAGCAAAGACGCCCTGTCAGGAGTTGATTAACATAATGAGATATTTGTAAGAGAGTCACGGATAACGCGGTTATCAGCGTTCTTGTAGGAGTTGTCGAGGTTAGCGATCTTGTAGCTGATGTACTTACCTTCACGCTTTTTTGGGAGAGGGTTAGCTTTCCGACGAGCCATTACCAGAAGGGTCAGCGGGTCATTACTGTTTTCGAGGTCTTCCCTTGCCGCTCTGCGTTCTGCTTTACGTCGTTGTCTGGCTTCTTCGCGTGATTCTGTAAGTAACCTGTCTTCAGGCTGCTGACCATTAATAACCAGAATGAAGTCCTGAAGGGTGATGTCAGGATCTTCTTCCTGCATACGTTTCCACTCATCACGGAAAGCGGGATCTTTGAAGATATCTTTCATTATCTATCACCTCAGATCTCTTTTGCTGCTTTGAAGAGGTCTGCTACTGAAGTGATCTGCTTCTGACGCTGCACATAATGCTTATGGAAACGCTCGATCAGCGATTTGCAGTCATCATAAGCAGCTTGCTTAGCTCGTACAGTAGCCTCAAGACCAGCCTGTGCCTGAGCAAGCATCTGAGCCTTCACTTCATCCAGCGTGGTTACGTTGGGATCGATGTAGACCAAGGTAGTTAACGAAGTAACAGCACTTGTTGGCTGTACGTGAATTTTAACCAGTTGTAAACCTTGTTCAGCATAGAGTGCTGCCTTCTCAGCAAGCACAGTAGCTGACTGTACGGTGTCCTTCAGTACACCAGGTAATACAGGAACCTGACCAGCAGCAATCATCTGATCAACTCTCTGCATGGATACATAACCAGCCTCAGATTTACCATCTTCCAGACGTTCACGAGCATTTGAAGCCTTTGTAGACAGGTCACGCAGGATGCGTACAGCACGTTGTTCTAAAGCTGTCTGTTGCTCGAATGGTGAGTCAGCAAGGTCAGCGGGATGAGGTAGCTTGAATTCAGCAGGAAGGTTGATCTCTTGATCAATTAAACGGTTTGTCATTGTCACAGTCTCATAGTGTGATGATTAGAGGACGGTCTGTCCGGTGATCTGGAAGATTTGCTTACGTGCTTCTTCGAGAAGATTTACAGCGTTCTGTCTGGCAAGGTCACGTTTACCGATTCTTGCCAATTCAAATTCATAGAGGGTTGTAAGAAGCGTTTCAGGATGCTGGACGCACTTCTGAATCACATCTGACGGGAAGTCCGTCATATTGATGCTTAGAGGCTCGTTCATTTGGATGTTCCAGAGATAAAAAAACAGACATGCCCTGTAAAGGCGATGTCTTTTTTGATTGGAGAAAACATTCTTGAGAAGCAGGCTGCTTTATACAACCCGACTCCCCACCTGAAACCTGAGAATCAGGATTTGCTCTTCATCATTAGTTTGAGACTGCGATGAAAGGGTTACTTCTCAAGAATGTTTTGAAGATGCTTCAGAGAAAGACACTACCTCTCAAAATAGTGTCAGTCCCTAACGAGGAAACTGAAAGTGACCAGCTTTCTCTGAAGGAACTTTTGATGAGACTTCTTAGTGATGCACAGAGATTGTATAAACTCTGTGAACCACTAACCCAGAGGTAACTTTGATGCAATGGCAAAAAGCATCACTAAGAAGCCTTACTAACTACAGTACAGTATAAAACAGACATTGTCAACCTGCTTTAACTGTTAAGTTTATACACAACAAAGACACTAACTCTTACTTTTCTTGCTGATCCTGTAGGTGACTTTAGACTTCATTTCACCGGTATCAATAAGGGGGGAGTTTGAACCCTTACCTGCAATCGTAGAAGGTGCATTGTGTGGCAACAACGATGTGTCACCGAACCCTTCACGTAACTTACCTTGTGCGTCCTGACCAAAATCTTTCAGGATCTGGTTTGGGCTATTCGGAAAGTTTCGGCTGATCGAATTCTTCACATTGCTCACAATCTCGTTGCGGTGTCGCATGGCTGTCAGCTCGAATAAACGACGATGCACAAGACCAGCTTTTGATCTCACACCGTGCACTTCCTGGATATACATCAAGCTGGTATAGGTCAGATTCGAACCTGAGTGATTACCCTGATCGGCAAAGAATCCAACACTAACTGATTTACCATCCAGTGACCTGACTGAACGGATCAGCTTCTGCCTTGCTGGATGGATTGTGCGTTTCACCATTATTCAAGACCTTTGTAAGCCACGTATAAACCGAACATAGCAGCAGCAATCAGGAAAATTTGTAGAAGGGTTGTAGATTCGTCCATTGTCAGACGTCCTTATTTTGATAGCTTGCTTTCAAGCTGTTGGATTTGTTCACGTAGGGTTTCTGGCACAGCCTGAAAGCTAAGATCTTCTACAAGTTGCCATACACGACAATAGTTATCGGTTCGGGACATACTGCGGGGGTTAGAGAGGATGATCTTCTCATTGGTCTGGTAGACTTCAGCCTGTGCCAATAGATTTACTAAGTCACCGAGAATCATTGCGTCCTGAAAACGCCCTTCCCTGATGGCTTTTGCTTTCTGAGTAACAGCTTCATCTACTGTCAGCAGTGTTGGCTTCTTGATTTCAGCCATTCAGTCACCCTTGTAGTTTACGAAGTTCATTGATGACCGCAGCGTTCATAGCAGCCTGCTGTTCATCTTTAGTCATGTTGCGCGTCTCTGCTGCAAGCTGTGCAGGAGTTTTGTAGCTATTTGCAGAGAGTTTCTGACCAGCGATTTTAGCCATAGCCACCTTTACACCATCTGGATCTGATGCTTTTACGCGAAGAACATCATCACCATGTAAGCGGCTGAACTGGAAATCAAAATAAGCCTGGTCAAAGTCCAGACGAGGTAGACCAGCATCAGCACGAGCCATATTCACAGCATCATGGGTGGCCTTAGCAGCGGCAAGAGCCTTAGCGCGTTTATTAGCCTTAGCATCAACCTTTCGAACCTGAACTCTCACGGGCAGAGGTCGACCAGTGGCTTCAATATGTGACGCGTTAGCCTGAGAAATCTTCTTCTCGTTAGCAGATTTAAAAGCGCGTAGTTCTTCGAGTTCTTGACGTTGTGTTTTTGCCTGTGCTTTGACAGGCGCATGACCATACTTTGCCTGAAAATCCAGGTCAGATTGGGATTGAGACATTGAATTTACCTTGAACGTAAAGGGGACACTATCTGAGAGCGTCCTTTGAGGTATAAGGAGAGAGATGAAGGGATATGTATCTTTATTAACTGTACACTAATAATTAGACTTTGTCCAGCTAAACTTTACAGTATTATTAGCATACACATCATGAGACCTTCTGTAAGCGATTCTATGTCGCTTTAAGTGTTCAGGGGTGTATAAACTTAGCTTTGGACAGAAAGCCTCTTAGAATCGCTTACAGGAGCTTTAAGAGGGTATCTGATGCTGTATCCACCTTTTCATTCCTCTTTTGTCTAACCTTTCTTGAAATGAAGTCACCCATCTGGTCAAGGTTATATTTCTTGTCAGGGAAGTTTAGTACAGCCTCTTTTCCGTGGATAACTAACGATGCTTGATCGTATGCTTCTGCTGCGTCACGTTCAGTACGGTATTCCCCAATAAAGATATGTTGTCCATCAACTCTGACAGTCACACTAAATGGTCTGGTCTTGTTAACTGGACGTTTCTTAATGCCAATTGAGCCACGCTTCAGGGCTTGCTTCTTAGATGGGACAGGAGGAGTGAAGAATGTCATTTTTATTTTTTCTCATATCGAAGGGGCAACTGTTCAGATTGCTGCCCGGTTGTTTTGTAAAAATATCTGTGGAAAGTCTGGTCAGGGGCTGATCAGGATTATTAGAGATGCTGTACACCTACCAGTCACGGCCATATAACGGTTCAGACTTATCATCAAAATCCTAAAATATTGATAAATAAATACTTTTAAGGCTCCTTTTCATCTTCTTATCATCTCCCTGCTTATCTATCTCATTGAATCTGCTGACAGAATTATCAGATAGCGCTCCATAATGTGCACAGTGTTTTTGTGCATTGATGTCTTGATTGTCTGATAAGTATATGTTAGCACGATTAGCATTACCTGGCTAACACACCTCAACCAAACTGTCAAAGAAATTAATTTCATAGTCTCAAAGTCTAAAAAGAAATGTAAATCTCAAAACGGGCGTTATGTTCTTTACATAGTGTAGACATTGAGACTATAATCAGCACAATTAACAGACACTTTCAAGAGACTATCCAGCATGGCAACATTCATCTATGCACGTGTATCAAAAGCTGACCGTGACAGCAGAGGTCATCAGCAGACTGTTGATAACCAGATTCATCATATTGCCACCACTATTCCTGATTGCTTCATGTCAGTCTGTGACCAAGGTGTGTCAGGTACAGTGCACCCTCTTAAGCGTGCTGGCTTCAGTCGCCTGTTCAGTCTGGCTAAGCGTGGCGATACGATTGTGATCGTAGGGTATGATCGTCTCACTCGCTCGACAGTGGACTTCCTGACGATGCTGGACGCTCTGAACAGTAAAGGTGTGCGTCTGGTCAGCTTGCGTGAGAACATTGATACAGCGACTGCGCAGGGCTATCTGATGGCAACTCAGTTTATGTCATGGGCTAAGTATGAGCGTGACCTTATCTCTGAACGTACCGTTACTGCTCTGAAGCAGCGTAAAGCGTCTGGTGTGCAGTTAGGCCGTAAGACTACCGGTGATAAGCCTATGGCTGCTCAGATGCTGTCAGAGGCCTGTACAGTGGCTGCTATCGTGTCTCAGACAGGTGTTTCTCGTGCTACCGTGTTCAGAATGAAGAAAGAGGCCAATGGTCAGGAAGCTGCTTGATATGGCCTGTACAAATAATGAACAGAAAAGTGGAGTTGTATATAGGGAGACTTGTAAGATCATACACAGGCCGATCTGTACAGATATTTAAACATATGTCTATCATGATGTCAACTCAACATGAAGAAATTTCACTATGAAAAGTCTTGACACCGTGTCATTATGTACGAAGTGGGTTTCTTAATCTTATCTATCTCTTATCTTAACATATATGTTAACAGTAATGTTTACATAATGGTCACATGGTAGCTTCCCTTACCGGGGATACACTATTGCTTACGCATAAAGCCAACCTATACAATCCCGCTAAGACGTTCTGTCTACATGAATCACATCAACAATGCATCTGCGCTTAGTCGCTTAGCTGATTGCACTAAAAAGACATTGTCAACATAGCTGATCAGAATTCTTCACAGTACCCCTCATGCGTGAGCAGGCTATATACCCCGACAAGGGATAGCCTCAGATGTGACCAGAATCTTTACCGAACACTTCCCCGCCCCTTTCAAGAATCCTCATCAGATACCCTTCAGACGCTTTACAGCACTCTCATCAGCAATCTTACCCATCTATGTACAGTAATCTGCTTAGAATGGCATACAAGACGTCTGAGGACGTCGATTGGAGCCTTTAACGTGGTTCTGATGCGTAAGCTAAGGCTTATACCCCGACAAGGGATAGCCTTCATTGTGATTGATACTATACACATTACCATTCACAAATATTTTCCAATATCCGCACACTTACCTCTCGATATTGTCTATAGATAAAGATAAAATACCTGCTCAAATGACCTTACAGCAGTTTGTACAGTGGCCTTTACGATTAAGGTACGGCCCAACCCTGCCCGTCTCTTAGAGAGAGCCTAACGCTATTCAGAGATGGGTATTTTCAGGCACTTTTGGAGGTAATTTCGCAGATTTCTGAACAGAATCTGAGGGGATTTGTGCACAGAATTTAAAAGAGATTGTGGGGATGCGTAGCAGATACGCCCCCTGACAATACACCTGCTCAGCCTCTCACACTTTAAATTACCATATAAAATCAATAGTTTAACTAACAAACATGCTTTACAGGTAATTTTGGCTTTTATCGTCAGGTGAGACTCAACCGGTTCTTTACAGCCACTGCAAAGATATTGAGCGTACACCTGTAATCTTAAATGACAATCACTGTTATAGAAGCCTGGTTAGCTCGACAACTTACCTCACAGTTTGGTGGGAATAACTCTTGATCAATTCGTGCGGTCAACCTATAAATGTGTAGACTTTAATCAGTAATACTGTTAAGATCTAAGTATGAATTTAGCAAAAGACATCTTTCACTGTTCAGGCTACCTATCTGACAGAATGTGCCTGACCACACGAAAGACCACCACTATCACGAGTCTTACCTTTTCAATCCTATATAAGTTCTTCTAAGAAGCCTCCAATGTCTTCGATTAGACAGAGTTAATTTTAAGCAGTCCTCAAGTTGTGTGAGGACACGATCAAAACCTTTTGCGCGTGGTGGCGTGACTGGTTCTTGAGGACTGCTTCTTTTTACTCTTGTTTGTCGAGAACATTGGAGGCTTTTTTTTTTTGGCGTTATCTTTCCCAAACGCCTGTACAAACTACCTATATCACCACCACACAAGGATTCACCATGTAATGACTAATTCTATAAACAACCTCGACTTTACCTTTGATGCTCTGGATAAGCGTGTTATTCAAATCTCAGCAAAACTCATGACAGCAGGCGATAGGCTCATCTACGCTCGAATGGTTAACGAGTTCAAACTCTGGAAAGATTCTCCTGCTGGGTACACCCCCGTTAACACATCACTTGCTGTCGTTGGCTGTTACGCTGATGAAAGCTCTGTACGAAAGTCACTAAAGCGCCTTGAGTCATTAGGTCTGATTGTAAAGCTCCCTTCAAAATCATGTCAGGCTTGTCGCTATGTTGTCAGATCCATTGATGAAGCGGTGAGTGTTAACCCTGGTTTACTGTCTCTCCCTGATATGTCTGAACGCCGTGCTACTGGTATGCAGCTTGAGAAGAAAGGTTATAGCCACACTGGTAAGTTCAGGAAGAATGATTCCGACTACGGTTCTCAGACCTGTAGTGATAAGACTGAAGCTGACCCTGCTACGGTTCTGACAACCCCTGACTACGGTTCTGAGACCTGTACTACTACGGTTCTGAGACCTGTAGACTACGGTTCTGAGACCTCACATGAAAGAACACATAAAGAACAAGAAAAAGAACTTAAAAGAAAAGAATCTGAAGAAGAGATTGTTAACATTGAAAGTCAAGGTCAAGAGCTATCACGGGATGATGACTTACATTCTCCGAATGTTCGCATCGTAGAAGATGGTTCTGATCAGATCATGTCAACAGAAGAGGAAGAATCAAAACCTGTTGTGACTGAAGTTGTATCATCTCAGGGTGATGATTACTTTGAACCAGAATCTAAAACAGATTCAACTATTGATGATGACGAAGACTACTTTGAATCTGACGATACTACAGATCTCATTGATGATGAAGACATTCACCGTAGAGAACAACGCTCAGAAGAACGTAACAATCAGATCATTAAACATTTCTCAACACAGCAGCAATCAACCGCACCAACTCGTGAAGATTACCTAAATATGATGGGTGCAAACCGTGTTAAACAATACAAACATAATCCAGCTAAACCAGCCTGGATGTAACCAACAAAGCAACTGTGACCAAAGTTTCTCAGGCTACGGGTCATAGTTGCAGAGCCTACAAGCAAGGTATATTAAATGCAACACATTTCTTTAGATGTCGTTAAAGACTTCAACCATACTAACAAGCACAGTTATCCTGATGATGATTATCTACCAGAAGGTCACTCCTACGGCGATAATGACTCTCTTGACTTACCAAAACCTGATCAAACATTCTCAGAGCCTGTCTATGACCCCTATGATGATCCTGACAGCCCACTTTTCAGACTGCCCTACAATGATGATAACCAAGAAACTCTCCTCCCCAGCAATGAGCCTGTAACGCTCTCTAAGACGCTCAGAGGCGATATTGTGGATGACGATGGCTGGTGCACTACCGACATCCCTGAAGGCTCTCACCATGCCGCTGGTGACGTTATAGAGCGTCAGTCTACAGAAGAACCTTTACCAACCTGGTTAGATGATGAAATTGCAGAAGTAGGAGGTGATAATTCATACTTACCTAATTATGACCATGTACGTTTTTAACTATAATAAAGTCTACACTTAATAGCTAAAACTGTTGACATCAGTAATTTTATCATGTAGACTTTGGGTAAGTGATAAATCTACTCACCCACCTTTGACCGACATCCTACAGTGCTCTCTGAATACATATTGCAAATACCTTATCATCCTGCTGAGGCACCAACTCTCTTTATCCTACCTTTGAGACTGCATAATGACTAAACACCTTTTCACTGTGTTTGACACAGACTATGATTTTACAGACCTTAATGACTGCCGTTCTTTTGTTGATGCTCTTGAAGCCTTTGGCAAAATCCATACCTGGAAACTCTACGATCTTCTTTGCGAAGTTGACCAGATTCAGGGGGATGAAGAGGACTATCACCAGTTCCTTCATGCTATCGCGGAAAATTTCGGACAGACCATCGACACTGAGCGTGAACTTTGTACTGATGATGCAGCCGCTAAGACCATCCTTTCACAATACAGTAGCGCGATTGGCCAGTATTTCCGTTCAAATAGTACTCAACCTTTCGTAATGAGATTTGACGCAACACCGTTTGTTGGTGAAGAGGTTGAACACTTCACTCTTGAAGGTTTCGGTACAGCGTCTGAAGCTAATCATGTACCAGTGCAGCAGGTTGAGATTCTAACTGAATATAAGTCACACTTAGTGACTAAGGTGATTAAGCCCGTTAGATGTCCCATCACAAAGACAGTACATATTGGTAACATTGACTCTTTTAAAATTTTTGTCGAAACCTACCCAAGTAAAGATGTTTTTGGAACGTACGTATACAGCTCATGTGTAGCTTATGGCCGTAGTAATAATGACTACAACACAGAGATTACGGATGAAATCGCTGATATAGCTCATCGTCTTCTTGATGGTTTTATGTCGCGTGAAGGATGGTGCTAATGACACAGGATGCTATAGGTTTCTTCCTCTTCGCATTAACCTACGCTTCAATATTTTCCCCTTCCAATCAACCATAAGCCCCTTCCCGCCTTTTTAATACATCCCCTAAACACTATTCGGCCACCGTCTCAAAAGCTGAGATTGGTGGCCTTTCTGTTATATGCCACAACACGCAGAGAAATTTAATGAAATACAATCGCTTAATACCTGAACTGTCTAACCTACTTGAATATAACCCTGCAAATGGTCATCTGATCTGGAACCCGCCAACAAAGGGCAGAAGGGTTAGGGGTAATGTTGCGGGATACGTTGGTAGTGATGGGAACCGTCTTATTGGTTACAAAGGCGTTCATGTACCATACGGCAAGGTTTGCATCTACAAAGCCACAGGCAAGATCCCAGACCATGTGATTCATATTGACGGTGATAACACCAATTTCAAACTAAATAACATCGCATCTGTGCCATTCGCTATAAGTCACCTACTCCGCAAACCCGTCAGAAAAGCCCCAATGCCAAAAGGTATCGTCTTTCATAAGTCCACAGGTCGATACACCGCAAGAATCCAGCGTAAAGATCGAACGATTCATGTAGGAACCTTTGACACTTTGAGTCAGCAGTAAATTCAAGAGAAAAAGTCTTGATGCGCCTGATCAGCACTTTATGATCAAGTGTACAGTTGATCAAATACACCCACCAGGATAGTCTCTGCTTTGCACACTTCTAAGGAACTTTAAGACGTGGCAAGGAAACCTAAAAACCCCATTGAATATGATACAGATGAAGAGATTACCAGATCAGTCAAGAGAGGCATAACTATAGACATAGTAGCCTTTAGTTTGCTTGCGCTGCTGCTGTACTGGTTGCTCTGAAAAGGAGTCCGTTCTATGGAAAACCAAGAGAATGAACAGAGTAACCCGCATTTCTGGATTGATATGATCTTTGACTTCTGTGTCGTGGGTATCTCTTTTGCACTTCTGTACTTTTTGACATGAGGCTATGCTGGTGAAAAATTCTTCTTCTTTACGTAATACACTGTTGGTATCTGCTTTCGTTGCAGCTACGACAATAACTTTCGCTGACCCTGCTCGTGCTGATGACGGCTATGTTGACGCACAGCCTAACTTTGAACGTGTTACCTGTACCAGAATGGTTAATGGTGCTGGTAATCGATCTATCCCTCTACCCCGCTCCATTACTGCAAAGCGTGTGAATGGTGGCAACATGGCTGACGTTAGCTATCAGGGGCAGACGATCCGAGTGATAAATTTTCAAACTTATCCGGGTCTGGAAGAGATGGTTAGGGCCGTAGCGTTTGATGACTCCTACATGTATCAGTTCTATTCGAACCGTACAGGTGACTCTGACGCTTCTGTTCACATGGTTGTGACTGGAAGATCTGGATCACCTTTGTTGAGGGACTTCTTCGGCTATAGCTGTAAGTTCAGGTAAAAGAGGCTGTCATGATGAGGATGGTGACAATAGGTGCTTTGCTTTCATTAACCTTCAATACGTTTGCTGCTCAGACAACATGTAAAACTGACAGCTTTGGTACGGTCAGATGTCATGGTAAAACTGATGATGGTAAACCTGTGAACACCACGACACGTACAGACAGCTTTGGTACTCAACGCATTACTGGTAAGGTTGGCGACAAACCTGTTAAGCAGACCTGCAAAACGAACTCTTTCGGGTCTACGTACTGTCACTGACAACTTAAAATGATGTAACAACGGGCCAATTCTCGAAAGGGGTTGGCCTTTGTTGTTTTAGATGTCTTGTAACCAAGTTTTAGTACCCTTAGACTAAGTCTATATGCTTTTTATACAGGACATGCTGATGAAATACTTTTACCACATGAGCGGGCCAGGTGCTCTTAACGCTGACGAGTTCATTGAAGCAACTCAAGCCGAAGGCGAAGGCCAGACCTACATAATTGATGAGTCTGTACAGTTTGTGGTCAAGACCAGCATCAAAGCATTTAAAAATAAACTAACTGCTTTTGCTAACTGTGCTTTCCAGCTTACAGGCGAGAAGAATGAACAGTTGTATTATACCGTTGATGCTAAAGGTGCTGTAACGCAATTAACCGATAAGCCTGATTGGGCATTGTCTGTATCTGACATCAATCAGAAGCGTCTGATGGGTATGTATGACCTTGAACAACTCAGCTTCATGGAAGGGATAAAGAAACTATCAGAACAGCCTGTAGACACCGTAAAGGCGATTTTAAAGGGACTTCTGCCAAACCTTCAGCTTAGAGAGTCTTCTCAAGAAGGGTCAAAGGCTGATTCAGGCAAAACAGATAAAAAACCTCGTATTCAAAATCTAACCGCTGAGCAGTTCAAAGACTTCTATGACTTGATGGCTTCAGCGGTGAAGAAGAAAAAACTTCCCAGCATGGGTTACTTCGTAGATAACGGTGTCATTGACCCTGATCTTAAACGTGGATTCCGTACCTACTACAAGATCGTGGCTGGTCAGAATATGAAGCCAGACAACTTTACTCCCGGTGATGCTTACTTTGCAGAGATGAGTACACGATTGGACACTATCAAAAGTGAAGGTGTTGACAGGTCATACAATGCGATCTCTTCGAACATCAGTAAACTCGATGCTGATTTACCGATTTCTGAACTGACATACAGGTTCAACGATTGGAACAGTAACTGATCTACCGATGTAAAAAGGGCGCTATGTGCGCCCGTATTTTTCTGAAGTCACAAGTAGTGCTTTTATTGGTTAACATCGCTGACTGTACCGGCAACAACGCTATTTTCACTATCGACGTTACCAATTACTGCCATCCCGTGCCCATGATTATTGATTGTGTTGTGGTAGGTTACGTTCTGTGCATCTCTTTTTTCTTCAGGTGAGAACCATAGACCCTCACCGAAAATGTTGTTTCTCTCAAGATTCAGTGCCCAATCAAGAACTTCTGATCTTATATTGCTCAACATCTGACTGAATACTGCTGGTGATAAAGCCCAGCTTATTCTGTAAGAATGGTCTAAGAAGGCCTTTAGTCCATCTGCCATGTGCTCCCTGAGGTCAAGATAAAAAACGTCATCGTTCTTTTTTGCATACTGTTGAAGCATTGAAACAGACTGATTGAAATTTTCAGTGGTGTAATATACATAGTCAGGCGTAAGAAATTCGAAGAAATTATCAACAACAACCGGAATCCAACGATTTAAGGCAGTATCGAAAGATTTTACCTGTAAAGCATGTTTAATTCGATAATCAGGTAAAGTCTGTTGCCAGCTATAACCATTCAACTCGTTGTGAAACCAAGCACAGTCATCTTCTAAATTCAGTTTTGAAGCAATCAACTTTCCTTTTAACAGCAACTCTTCAACTTCAATATTAACTGAAGTTGCCAAGTCCTGTAATTTTAGAACCGGCGATTTTTCAGTATCGTAACGTCTTTTTCCTTTCACCTACATCTCCAAGTTAAAAATAAAGAATATAAATTTTAACCACTTAAACCGGTATTCCGTAATGATGGCAGATGTAGTTAGTCAGTAATGCAGGCGCTGCTGCTCCAGCGATCTTAATTGCCCCTGTAAAGGCTTTGCCTGTCATCTTACCGATCCACGCACCGAAACCTTTCTCTACTTCTTCTTTTGTCTCTGGCTTAGGCGTCTGGTCAATAACGTTTTTGAGTTCATGGATGTCCGTGTCATCTATACCATGTTCTTTAAGCTGACGCTCAAGGTCGCTAAAATCACCTGTAACGTTCTGTTGATTAACATTGCTGACCGTTCCACCTACAACGCTATTCTTACTATCAATATCACCGAGCACTGCCATCCCGTTACCGTTGTAATTGATTGTATTGTTATTTGTCACGCTCTGAGCCTCTCTCTTTTCTGTATGGGTAAACTGCAGTCCTTCACCAAGAATATTTTCCTTTTCGAGCAAACAAGCCCAATCAAGAGTTTTTGTACGTATTTTGGTCAGCAATGCGCTAAACACGGCTGTACCAACTGCCCAACATATACGTGTAAATCTGTCAAGAAAAATTCGTTGTAACTTATCAAACATATCGTGTGGCAGGTCAAAATAAACAAGATGACTATCTTCTATTGCCGCATGCCGTTGAAGTCTTGACACAGAGTATCCAAAGCGCATTGTCGTATATTGCTTGTATTCAGGTTCAACTTTACTGATATACTTTGCAATGTTTATACTAACCCATCTGTTTTCTTGTCTATCAAAACCTTTGATTAATACTTTTGGAAAAACTCTGTAATCAGGTAGAGGACTATTTGCATAGCCATTCAGTTCATTTTCAAACCATTCTATGGCTTCTTTAAGATCAAGCTTCCAAGCAATCATCTTTCCTCTAAGAAGCAATTCTTCAAGCTGAACTGAAACAGAAGCTGCTGAATCTTGAAGTCGTAAAACTGGTGAATCAATCATCTACGATCTCTCACTATCTACTCTCTTTAAGATTTAAACATCTATCCCGAAATACTGACAGATAGCATTGGTCAGAATTGCTGGCGCTGCTGCACCAGCTATCTTGATTGCACCAGTGAATGCCTTACCCGTCATCTTACCGATCCATGCACCGAAGCCTTTCTCGACTTCTTCTTTTGACTCTGGCTTTGGCGTCTGATCAATGACACCTTTCAGTTCGGTGATGTCTGAATCATCTACGCCATGTTCTTTTAGCTGACGCTCGAGGGCGCTAAAGTCCCCTGTGATATTTTGCTGATGAACATGACTGACAGTACCGCCAACTACGCTGTTAGTGTTTTCCATGTCGCCAATCATCGTCACGCCATTGCCATGATTATTGATTGTATTGTTGTTGGTGATAGTCACGTGCTTAGCCTCTTCTTTGTCATGTTGACTAAAAATCAAACCTTCACCGAGTATGCCTTTTTTTTCAAGCTGTAGCGCCCATTCTAAAATTTTGTTTCTGATAGTGGAAAACACCTGATCGAGTATGGCCGCGCTGAAAAACCAGCATACTTCTGCATCTGGATCATCAGCATTCATCATATGAACAAGTTTACGTGATACAGGCAGCCTCAATGTTCCCATATCTCTATCCATAGTTCTTTTTAATGCGGCTACTGGCTCAAGTAAAGCAAATGTTGAGCACTGCTGATATATTTCGTAGCTTACATTTCCAAATCCTACGGGTATCCAACCTCTAAAAGGATTCCAAGCCTTCAGTTTTCCTTGCCCCAAGCGGTAATCTGGTACTGATGACTTCGACGGGTATCCCCTAAGTTCCAATTCGATCCAATCAGTAATATCAGAAAGATCCAGCTTGAATGCAATAGTTTTGGCCTTCATTAAGACGGATACAATATCGCTGCTGGAATCTCCAGCCATCTCTTGTAGATCAATCACTGCTGAATTTTTCATCGGGCTTCACTCACTATTTTAGGAATCTACCTGCTTTATATATTAGCTAATATAATGAAAAGCTAATCAAGATAACCGCTTATCATTTATTTCTATGAGGTAAGAGGACATCAAGACAGGCTGTGTTGACGAGGGTACATTTCATGATCAATGTACATATACCAAACATATGTTGCTGTTCCTCAAAAGCATCAATCATCATGGGTAGCTGAGACAGATATTTTTTTGCATTATCAAGGCGCGCAAGACTCTCAAGATTCAGATTAGAAATGAAGTACTTATCCATAGTCAGTATCTTTTCTGGCTCGTAAAGCCACCTAACCTGCATAGGTTCTGAGTCGATTACGCTGGAACTGATATGGATGTTGTAGTTTCGAAGTAGTTTGAGCATATGAAATATTGGGTCAGTGTTCGTGTGGTCGTTAAACCAAAGCCGTCGCCCATATGTCTTGTAAATGAAGTCATCAAGGGCTATGAACTCACTCAGCGCAGCCCTGATTAACGCTTCATTCCTTGCGCTGTTGCTGATACACGCCCTATCTGATTTTTCTCCGATGCAACATGCAAAATAAATTACACTACACAAACGAGCATAGATGTCAGGAAGTGTTTTGTACTTTTCGTCTGGGGATGGAATGATTGCATACCCTCGCTCAATTTTTATATAATTTTCAAAATCAAGGTGTGTAAACTCCTTACTTTTCCCTGTCATTTGTTGTTTACTCTATTCAATAGTAGGTCGCCATAGTGCGCTTCACGGTGACAGTTTGGACAGAGCGCAATAGCGTTTTCAACTGAGTCTTCTCCACCATTAACAAGCCATTCAACATGATGCACTTCAAGATACGGGCTGCCATCTTCACGCTTGAATGGTGCGTCTCGTAGACAGCTTTGACACTTTCCTTCAGCTAAAGCTAATACCTCTGCTACAACGAGTGGATTACGCTTGAAAGCATAACTGCTGATTACTACTCTTTCGGGTGTGGTGCTTGCTTTAGCAAGCCTCTCTCTACGTTTTTCTAAGGTGAGTTGAGACGCTGTCTTTACAGCCTTTTCAAACTCACTTTGAACCGGGCGTGTTAGCCATTTGCCTTCTGAATTTTCGTAGATTTCAAAAACACCATGAAGTTCGGGATCATAGATCTCGAACACATTTCCGCGTTTAAAAAGGCGATCATATTCATGGTGACGATGGGTAACATCATCTGTTCGTCTTGCAGTCCTGTTAAAACTCCAGTGACCGCGATTACAATTAACTGAATTAACTATCAGGTTCAGGTAACTATTATCTTTGTAATGAGGAAAGAGCTGCTTTAAGACAACATCAACCTGAGCAGCCGTAGCTTTACCGCCAAACTCTTTTTCGACGATATCTACAGTTGTTATACGGATTGGTTTATCGCCATACTTGTAACTACGAGCTATGCTATCTCTCTGCACGTTACTTATCCTCTTGATTATTAGGATAATCCGATTCAACGTCAGGCCAACCACTATAGTCGCGGGGTTCCATTTCCCCAGGCTGTGCAGCGTTGACAATGATCCCACCAGCTATACCGGATAACATCGACCATTCAGCAATGCGTTCATCATCAGTGGCGATCTGTAGTTGCCACGTAGCATCGTATTCTTTGAGGTATTCGAAGTTACAGATGATGTTGCCGTTATACAGGTGAACGTCACAGGTTGATTTCGAGCCATAGAGCACTACCTTTCTGACCAGTTTTGAAATAACCTGCTGTGCCTTCGCTCTCGACTCCTTGTCATTGAGCAGGTCAAGCTGACCGAGATTATCCGCGCTGAGTGTGTCAGCTTTCAGGTATTCGGATTTGATGTCTTTCTCGATCTGATTCAACTCTTTCTTCGCTGTCTCCATCTGCTTCAGTACGTCAGGCGGTACACCAACAGAAGCAAGTGCTACGATGGTTTGAGTCAGATTGGCGATCACCTTTTCCTTCTCTGCTTTCAACCCCTCCAATCTGGACAATGTCAGATGGTCAGTTGTATCACCAGAAATTGTCTGGAGGTAGGCGAACAGCCCTTTGCACAAATTAAGGTCAAACGTCTTACGTGAAGCTGTACGGCACGATGTCCCGTCAATAGCGTCTAACTTTCTACCTGCACCACGTGAACGATTCTCTGTAGGCTCACGCTGCCTGCGCTCTACGAAACTATTGCAGCGGTAAACGCCATAGTAGGAAGGTGCACGCATACCGGCAGGATGCATCGATAAGCCACAATCACCACACTGTATGAGTGTACGGAAAATGTTCAGATAGAGCGGTGAATCTGTCACCGAACATTTACCACGTGGTTTGCCAACGCTCATGTCCTGGACAGTTTTGAATGTCAGCATATCCACGATGGCTGGATAGTAGTTTGTGATGGCTGGTCTTCGTGGTGTGGCTGGTTTCGTTCCGATCACCGTTTCCGAATGAAGCAAGTGTTTTACCGTTTCTCTACTCCAGTCACCAGCATAGGCTTCTTTGCCTTCTGCTTTAAGTTTCTCTATCAGCTTCTTCCTGTCGGTGCGGACTGTGCGACCGTTGATGGTCGGTGTACTATCCTCATTCAGCCTGATGGCGATACGATAATAACTATCACCGGCAATACGCATAGCGAAGATAGACCTAACGATGTTGGCCTTCTCTTCATCCACAAGAAACCGTTCATTCTCCTTGTCGTGAATAATCCAGCCAGGCACCAAAAACTTCATAGGCTTACCGTCTGCACCGAACTTCTGATATTTGCCATCGGCTACGGCAAGACCACGTTCACGCTTCTTCAGTGATTCCTCAAACGCTACAAATGATTTCATCAATACCATCATCAGGTGTGACATATTGCGACTGAGTGAGGTGGAATCGTATTCCTGACCATCCTGCAAAGTAACAATAGTGATCCCTGCATCAACGATCTTTCCGATGTCGCCAAATGCCCTGAATGGTTCTGCTCTACTTAACCTATCAAACGCCTCGACCAATAGTTTTGAGCCTCGTGGGATCTTCCCTGCATGGATGTCATCGAACAACCTTTTCAGATCACCCGTAGAACGGTTCAATGATTGTTCAATCCACTCTCCGTCTGGCATCTGAACAGGCTTTGATTTGAAACCTGAAATACCTTTATCAATATATATGAACTGTTGCGGTGCGGTATCTTCAGGATGTTTGGCGAGATACTGCGCCACAAGATCACGTTGTCTGCGCAAGCTATCACCGCTGGATTGTTCCAGTGAACTCCATCTTGCGTACTGACAGATTATTGCCATTCTTCGCTACCTCTCTGTATCTACTATACTCGTGAACAGGCCAAAACCAAAAGAGGTCGAATAATGCGAAATAGACGTATACTTGTGCTCTACTACTCGATGTACGGACATATTGAAACAATGGCGAACGCAGTTGCAGAAGGCGCTCGTCGGGTTCCCGGCGCGGAAGTGGATATCCTGCGGGTACCAGAAACAATGGAGGCCGATCGCT